TCAGGCCTGAAACAGGCCCTCGCGGAGAACCCTGATATCCCCGTCGGACATCCGGGCGTCACCGCGTACGGCGTTGCACCACATGTGGGCGGTTCGAAGGTTCTCGGCTGAATGGTCTGGTTCGAGCGATGTGGAGCGTGGTTCGATGTGATCGAGTGACGGTGCCCATTGGCTAGTCGCCTTGGCGTCTCGATCGATGGGATGCCGGCATATCTGGCAGGTCCAGGCGTCGCGCTGGTAGATGGCTTGTCGGTCGCGATCGTTGATCCATCGGCCGCTGTGCCATTCGCCCGTCTGTTCGAAGTGAGTGTGGGCCCATTCGCGGTAGCGCTCGGCGTGTGCTGCTTGGCATGGTGTGCAGCGGCATCCGTACCGGTACATGGTGGCCGTGCCGTGGGTTGGCTTGGGCTTCATGTCGGTTGTGCCTGAGCGCATGAACTTGCGGTAGTGGTTCTCGCAATAGGTGCGCCTGAGCTTGCCGGCCCGAGTGCATCCTTCGACTGAGCATTCGATGGCTGGCATACGCTTCCTTTGCGGTCGTGGTTACCACCGTCGGCTTGTCTTGAGCGGCGTTGCTCTGAGGACCGTCTGGGCTTTGGGTGCGGCCCTGTTCGACTTCGAGATATTGCAGGCCCGGCAGATTATGCGGAGATTGTGGAGCGCGTCCGGTCCGCCCTTTTCGTGGGGGATGATGTGGTCCGGCTCGGCACTGCTCGGCAACCTGCTGACCTCGTAGTTGAGGGTGACTTTGCAGTATGGGCATCGGGTGATTCCGCGCTCTTGCGCTTCCTTGAGCGCGCGCTTCCGAATGCGCTTCCATGTTGCTGTGCCTGTTCGTGAGGTAGCGATGACTACCTCCTGTGGTGTGTTCCGGTGCGGCGGCAGGTCGGGCCTTTGCGGGATGGAGAAGCTGCATCTCAGGTTGCCGGCCTTGGGTTCGCTTGCCGTTCGTGATTCGGGGCGTGTCTTTGGCCGCCGCTACCGGAAGTGTGTGTCCCCAGCTCGCCGTGCTCGCGCATGTTTGTTGGTCACGGGCTGGGGAAGTCGTAGGCGCTGTTACGGGCGCCTCCCGGATGGTTGGGTCATCACCCTGTTTCCCCGCTTGAATGTCACGCTGTGGTGGCGGGGCCGTTGGGTTGTGCCAGGCTGCCGCGTGGTGCACCGTGCGGCAGTCCGGCGTTGCGACGGTCTTGCCCAGCCGTCGCGCTGGGGTTTCTTTTGCTCCCTTAGCGCTCATGTTCGCTTTGGGACGCTATTCAGATTTGCGTGGGCTGGCAGGAGTCGAACCTGCGCCGCGTGGGGGATCGCGGTAACCATTCAGCCCTTGTGCCGGTGTCTCTCGACATGCGGCGTTGCGCTTGACCCTGCGCGGGAGATGTTGACCTCCATGGGTGAATGAGGGCAAACAAAAAGCCACCGATGGGGGATTCGGTGGCTTAGTGATGGGTACGTCAAATACCCCTCAGTGAGACACTTTAACACAACCTTGCGGTTTTACGTTCGGCTTTCTTCGCGGCGTGTTTCGTACCATGCGTCGAGTACGTCGTGCGGGTTGTATGTTGGCGATGGCTTGGTTTCGACGGCCTTGAATTTGCCTCGGAATGCCCAGTTCCGGATGTCTTTCCCGGTGATTATTATTTGGGCGTTTTCGCGTAGCCAGGGCACGAGTTTCCGGGTGGGCATTGGTGGTGCGATGCCTTTGATGCGCTCGCGGTTGGCTGCGTGGTTGACGGGCGGTTCTTCGGGCCCGCTGACGAGGAGTTCGGCCTTGGTGACCCAATCTCGGATCATCCATGCGACACCGGCCGCGTATTGGTCCTTGGCGTGTTCTGGTGCCAGCGTCCGGTTGACGCTTTTGAGATTCTCTTGCAGCTGGAGGGCGTCAAGGTTGATGGGCGCCGTGGATCCGGGTTTGCCTCCCGCGTTCCATCCGCCGCCTGCGGGTCGGACGTGGTCGAGTTTGGCGATCGTGACGCCGAGAGTCTGGATTAGGACGGGGACTTTGTCGATCCAGGCTTGCAGGTCGCGGACGCATTGGTTGCAGAGGTAGGTGTGAGTCTGGTTTGCACAATCTTGGGTTGTGCATTCGTTGCTCAAGTGCGGCCTCCTAGGAGTTCGGTGGGTGCGGGTAGTCCGGCGAGTTCGGCGTAGGCGTGCATGAGGCCGAGGGCTGCGGCGCGGAGGTTGAGGTGTGCTTCCGGGCTGAGTCGGCTGTCCGTGTCGCGGACGAGTTCGACGGCGGCTTTCATGGTCCGGAAGGTTTTGTCTGTCGTTGGGTCGGCGCGCGCTGGGTGGCCGCCGGGTTTGCGTTTCGTGCTCACGTGTCGATGACCTGCCGGATTTGGAATGCTTTGGTGGCGAGTACGAGGGTGCGTTCGCCGTCGTCATCGATGTTCCAGAATCCGACGCGCCCTGCTTCGTAGAAGTAGATTTCGTGGGATGCGATGTGGTGTTCGATTCCGCCGTCGTAGACCTGGTACGCGAACCGGCGCAGCTTTCGTGGCGGCGCTGGCTCGGCGGTGATCTTGTCGTAGATACTCATGGCCCCACCTGACCAGCGGTGAACCGATGCGGGATCGCGTAAAGGCCGGCTGCTCTTTGTACGGCCGCCGTTGCGAGCGCTTCTATGTCGTCGGGAGTCAGGCCGACTTGGACGAGCATGATGAACGCTCCTTTGTAGGCTTCGCGCTCGCTGGGGCTGGTCATTCTGGCTAGCCTGTTTTCGAACGAGTTGCGATCGGCTGATCGTTCGAGCTCGCGGAGCTTCATTGTGAGGGTGGCTTCGGCGACCGCGATGAAGGCTTTGATTTTGTTCATCGGCTGCCTCCTGCTTCGAGTTTTTGGATTTGTTGGCGGAACCCGGTGGTGACTTTGATGGGGGTCCTGGGGTCGATGTTGTGGTTGAGGGCGTCTTGGGCGAAGGTCCAGAGGTCGCCGAGGGTCATGCCGGCCTTTTTGTCTTCGGCGGTGTGCTCGATCTTGATGCTGCTCATAGTCAGAACCTCTTTCCGTGCATGCGCTCGCGGCTGCGGTTGTAGGTGAGCTTTTCTTGGATGATCTGGCCAAGGTCGAAGCCGTTGGACCCAGCAAAGTCGAAACACCGGATGACGATGTCGGCTAGCTCGGAGGGCACGCCTTCGGGTTTGTATCTGCCCGGCTCTGGCCGCTCGGCGTGTGAGTCCTTTGGAGCGTCTGGGTAGTAGGTTTCACTGGCAGAGCGCCCGGCCCGGATCTCCTCGAGGGCTTCGGCGGCTTCACTGACGATGAGCATGAGGCGGTTGCCGTTGTAAATGGCTAGCTCGGCCGCGCCAGTTGGTTCGTTGTCGTGGAAGCCTTTGTCTTCGCTGTTCTGCCAAGCGACCTGCTGTAGGTCGCGCAGGGCATCAACGGTGGTGGTCGAGAGGGTCATGGTTGCTCCTTGGTGAGTTCGAAGATTTCGATGACGAGTTCGGGGTTTCCTGTTCCGCCGTGGCGCATGTCGGGGCCGATGACGCGGGTGTGGTCGTCGTCTGTGAGTAGTCCGGCGTCCACGAGTCCGTCTACGCATGCTTTGGCGGTTGGGTAGAGGTTGCCGGGGTCGTATCGGCCGCCGCGTTCTTTGTAGATGTGGGCGATGATTTGGACTGGCGGGTTGAGCGGTTGGTTTCCGTGCGCTGCTCTTGCTGCGGCTTCCCGCCATGCTTTGGTGATCTTCGCTTCTTGCAGGCGGTGGAGTCGGTCGTTGCTGTTTAGCCAGGGCTTGATGGTCTTGAGCTTCCCTGTGGCGCGTTTCCGGATGGGCGGGAAGCTCGGTGCCGGGATGTCGATGATGACGTGGCGGCGGGTCATCGTCCGCCCCATTTCCGACGATCGCGGAGCATCGTTGGATCGTGCGGGAGGCTCGATGGCGGGACGAGGGCGTAGTCCTTCTGGAACTGCTCCACGATGGGAAGGAGTGACTTGAAGAATTGCATGTAGCGGTCAACGACAGGTTGGAGCGCTTTCCCGATCATCTTGAACGCGTGTTCCGCGGTCTTCTCGTGTCGGTGGCAGGCTTCGATGGCGCGGAACTGGTCTGGAGCGGTCACATGGACTTCACAGATCGCGCATTCGTAGGTCCAACGAGCTTTGCCCTGCTTGCGGATCATGGTTGCTCCTGTGGGGGTTCGGCGAGGATGAGTTCGTGCGGTTCGAACCAGAGCGGGTAATCCTCGATTCCTGCGACGTGGAAGCGGGCGCTCTGATTTTCCTTGATGTCGGCTACCGTTCCGACTTGGTCGAAGTACTGGCTGAACGAGGCGATGACGCGGACGGGGTCACCGAGTCTGAATTTCATTTCCCTCCTTGAATGACTGAAGCCGCCCCGGTTGGGACGGCTTCGAGGCTTGTTGGGTGGTTTGGGATGGGCCTCAGGTGGCCGACACGGTCCCGCCATCGGTCTCGGAAGTGCTGAGACATCCGGTAAAGCCCGAGCCGCTGCGTCCACGTCATGCCAGGCAGGTCGAGTGCTGACCAGTAGCCGTTCGCAACCCATTCGCCCGCACCTCCGTAATAGCTTTCGAAGTAGTCGGGGTCTGCTTTGTTGATGTGCTTGCGGAACACGTGGCAGTGGGCGCAGGCGATGTTCGTGAAGAAATCACCTTCCCAACTGCCAGCGGTGCGGTGGTAGGTCTCGCCGGGCGAGATAGCCCGGAAGCATTCGTCGCAGACGTGCAGCTTTCGTGCTTTGACAGCCTTGGTCGCCGCGAAGTCGCTGCTCATTCTTCTTCCTCGCTTTCAGGTTCGTAGTGTTTGCCGATGCGCTCTGCTGGCCGGATGCCGGCTTTGACGTCGGCGTGGCAGCAGCGGCAGGCATGGGCGGGTTCGCCGATGTGGTCTGGGCATGGGGCCGGCTTGGGCGGTGTCCAGTCGGCCGTCCCCGTGTCCGTCCAGTGCTTGCCCTCGCGTGGGTAGATCTCCGGGGTGCGGTATTGGTGCGCGCCGTTCCCGCCGCGGGCTGTCGCGTACTGAGCGAGAGCCCGTAGAGCATGCTCGAAGTCCTTGCCCGGGAACCCTGGTCCGTCGTTGATGCTCGCGAGCATCTGTCCAGGATTGTTCTTGGTCCAGTCGGGCCGCATGGCGAGCATGCATGTGGTCAGTCGTTGCCCCTCCTGAGCGGTGAGCTTGAAGCCCAACTTTGAGTCTCCTTTCGGCGGCGGGCGTCAAAAGCGGGGACCATCACCTAAGTGACGATCGCCGCTTGAATTTCCCCAACTTCTTTAGATCTGACCCACCTCGTAAGGTGAGTATTAATACTTGGTCTTGGTATTGGTCTTGGGCACTTGTTCCGCCGCCGTTCTTCTGGCGTTCGGAACGGTGGAAGAACGGCGTTCCTCAGGCTTTCCGCGCCTGTTCTTCCTGCCACTTTTTCTTACGGTCAGCGGCCTTCTTTTTCTCGGCTAAGACCTGCGCTCTCGTTCGTTGGTACTCCGGCCATGAACGGAACTGCCATCCATCGTCCGCGACGTCCCATAGCCCGGCAGTGACGAGCTTGCCGGCCAGCTGCTTTCCCTTGGGCCAGGATTCAACGAACCATTCAGGTACGGCGCCATCGGTGAGGTAGTCGGTGCAGTACGTGCCAGCGAGGGTCCAGAGCCCGATGGCTTCAAGGCCGGCTGCTCTGGACTTCGGGTGCGAGTGCATCTTGTCGTCAGCGTTGAACCACGCCATTACCGGCCGCCCTTCCTCTGGTGGCATGGCTCGCAAAGCGTTTGGAGGTTGTTCGGGTGGTTGCTTCCGCCGTCGATGTACCGGACGATGTGGTCAACCTCGAACGGCGCCCCAGCGCCGCACTCGACGCAAGCTTTGTCACGTTCGATGACTTTCTGTCGCGTTGATTTGGACAGGGGCTTTGTGCGCACGATGTTGCCGCCGGAGTTGACCTTGTAGAGGCTCGCTCCGGCGGCGTCCTTGGCCTTGAGCAGGGAGGACTCTTGGGCTGCTAGTGCCTTGATCTCCCGCGCGCGCTGAGCCTTCCACGCATCGATAGGCATTGACCCGTCATATGGCGGGAGGATCGTGGGCATTCATACTCCTTTGTTGCATCAGGCGGCTTGTAGTGACTCGGCGGCGATCATGCCGAGGTCTCGGGCGGCGAGTGTCAGTGGCCGTGTGTATGCTCCGGCCATGACTATTGATGTGAACGCGGCCGGTTTGCTGGCACAGGTGATTCCGGTGTTGCTCGTCTTCCTCGCGCTCGAGGACCGACTTCGGCCGCGGAAAGTCCGCTCAGGGAACTGGCGTAAGTGGATCGCGTCGGCTCGCGAGCTTTCAGTGATGCTGAGTCTGATTTCTTTGGCACTGTGCCTTTGGATTGCTGTCATGAAGGTCGAATCGAGCGCTGTGAGTTGGTTTGTTGTTCTGAGCATGATTTTGCTTCTCTTCACTCTTTTCGTGCTATTTGCTGGCATGTTCGGCCGCGAAGCTCTCTCTGAGAGAGGCCACCGTCGTTCCGGAGAGCATTAGCTGAGGTCTTTCACGTGTTGCTTTCGGGGCGTAGAGTGCCGCTGTTATCCACGCCAGAAGAGAGGGGTACGTCATGGCGGATGAGACGTTTGTGCACGTCGGCGATCAGGTATTCAAAGTGGAGCTTGACCCACTAGCAGAACAGAAGATCATCACCGCTCTAAGGGGCGGTGAACTGGCTTCCTTCGGATCAAGCACCAAGGTTCTAGGGTCCGAGGAAGGCCGCCAAGGTCGCCTCGTCATCAGCGAGGCTCAGACGGTCTTCATCGCTAAAGGCCTCTAGCCATCCTCGGCGTGGTCGCTACTTTGGTTTTTGCGCGGCCACGCCGAGCGATTCGGCGGCGATCATGCCGAGGTCGCGCTGTGCAGTGCTGCGCGGAGGCGGCCGCCGATCCATTCTCCGACTTGCGGGCTCACGGCGTTGCCGAAACCATCTACCTGATCACGTGCGGAACCCCAAACCTTGAAGGTGCCTTGGTAATCGCCAAAGTCGACGTCGAATCCACAGCCTCGGCCGATCTCGTAGTCCCGCATCATTCGGAAGAAGCAGTCTTCAAGCTTCAGCTCAGCTAGAGCTTCACGCCATTCACCGGAGACGATAGCGGTGGTGTCGCGCGAAGTGAGCGTGCCGAGCGGGTCACTCGTGGGGTGTGGCGCGGTCTGGTCGCCGTTGGAGCCGTTGTTCTTGATGGTTCCGGCGGCCGTGAGGATTCCTGGGATCTGCTCGGCTGTGACAGTTGGCATCGCTTCGGCGTGCGTCGTTGGGGTGGTGTTTTTCCGGTAGGGCAGCACACCGCTGGAGACCACAGCCATAGTTTCCGAGCCACCCTGAGTTGGGAGCGGTTCATCCGCGCCGCGGGCCGCGCCCTGGAAGTTGTCAATTGCCAGCGCGACTGGCGGGCGGAACACTCCCTGGGTGTTGGATGAGAGTTGCGTCCACAACGGTTGGGCCAGGTCACGCGTCCGGCAGTTCGATCCGGGCGCTTCGCAGGGGTTGGCCATGTTCATGATCGCGCCGGTGGACAGCAGCGCCGCTTCCTGCTGGCTGGTCTGAGTGCCCAGCGGCTGACCCAGATGCTTCTCAGCGCCGCGCACAGCTTTTGCAGGCATCAGCATTGCGGACAGTAGGGCTGTCTCCTGCTGCGCGGTCTGGGTCTGCATCGGCTGGCCCAAGTGCCTTCCCGAGGAGGCGTCCGTGCCGCGGCGTGTGAACGGCATCAGCACAGCCGGGAACTCGGCGAACCTGTCCTTGCACCGCTGTGCGCGGGCCATCGTGGAGGCTGCCAGCGGCTTCTTCCGGTCCCCGATGCGGGTGCCAAGGTCGCCCAGGTCTAGCGCGTGCAGCGAGGGAGTGAAGGATGGGATGACCTCGGACCTGCACGAGGGGCAGCGGTAGTTGTACTGCTTGCCGTACCGGACGGAGCCCGACGGCGGGACACCGGTCTTCCATGACCAGACCGCCTGGACCAGAGTGTCACAGTGGCCGCACCACGACTTCGGCCGGTGCTCAAGGTCTGGGGCCTGCATTCGCTTGTCCCAGAATGCGATGTAGAGGCGGTCCCGGGACTGGGGAACCCCGAAGAACATCGAGTTGAGGTACAGCACCCGGTGCTTGTAGCCGAGCTTTTCGAACTGCTGCAACCACCACCGATAAGTCGTTCCGTCGCCAAGCTTCGGCTTGCCGCGAACGGCCGGCCCCCAGGAAGTGAGTTCGGTGGTGCACTCGATGAGGATCATCCGTGGATGGTGCCGTTCTGCGTAATGCAGGACACAGTTGGCCGTGGCCCGGTCTCGTTCGGAACGGGTGACGCGGTCTTCGAAGTCTGGGTCGTCCAGATCAAACAGGGACAGACCCTGCGCGTAGGCTTTTTGGGTGTTGGCTTGGGAATGGTTCACGCAGGACACCCCAGCAACAAGCAAGTCGGCCGCGGGCAGGTCACGGGCCGAGTGGTAGTCCGAGGACTCTTTGTTGACCAGGTCAGCAATCCAGTGCTCAGCGTGGGGATGATTTGCCTCGTGGATCTCGACTTTGTAGGCGTTGTGGTTGGCGGCCATGATCGTCGTGAATCCGGCCTTCTCAATACCTTGGGTGAGCCCACCAAAACCGGAAAACAAGTCAACGGCAATGAGATCGTCATGACGGAAATGGCGACGACGTGTAGATGGTCGGTGGACGGCGGTCCGGGTGGCGGTGCTCATGCGTGCTCCTTTTGGCCAAGCTCTTGCTTGGTCTTATCGATGATTAGTGGCGGCTGGTTTTCGAGTTCGTGAGGACCCAGCAGTTCGAAAATGTCTGTCTGGCCGTCCAAGATCTCGTCCAATGTCAGCCGCCGGAGTTATGGCGGTAGCCGCGGCCGGTGGCGGGCATGGCGGGTGCTTCGATGACGACGACGTGGCGTGCACCGCCGGAGCCTGGGATGCGGCGGCCGTCGGCGATGCATGCCCGTGGCGGACCGACGATGGTCGCGTTGTGGCGGTGGGCGACGTTGGGTAGGTCGCCGATGGCTTGCAGAATGAGTTCCGCGTCGGTGGTGGCTGTGCCGGTGCCTTCGACAACGGGCCAGACGCCACGGAAGGTGTGCGTCGGAACGGGCGCCGACTTCTTGCGGGGGCTCATTGGGGCATCCGAACGGGCATGATCAGGTATTTGAGTGCCCGTTCGTCGCCTGCGGACACGCCTTCCGGGGTGAACAGGAAAGGCTTTGGCAGTGACGTGTATGAGATCCGAACCTTGTCCGTGTTGATCTGCTGCAGCGCCTCGATGAGGTACTTCGGGTTCATTGCAAACCTGATGGGATCTGCGGCACCGGCTACGCAACCGCCAGTCGCTGTTGGGCTCTTGGACGGTCCGAACAGGCCGTAGTCGAAAGTGACCTGGCCGCCTTCGTTGGAAAGGTCAATGCAGCATGGGGAGTATTCCGCGTTCATCGTCTGAGCGACTTTCGCGGCCTCTATAAGGACGGCACGGTCAACCTCGAACGCCCCTGTTGCCTCGCTTGGGAACAAGGACCTGATCTTCGGGTAGTCGCCATCAACCGCCAATGACGTATAGGTAGTCGTCTCGGTGATGATCGAGACGTGCCTTTCGCGAATCCCGATCGAGACGGTCTCGCCGGTGATGAACCGATCGATTGCCTTGATCGCAGAGCGGCTCAGCAAGAAAGACGCTTCGCCCTCGCCATTTCCGCTCACGTAGTCGTTCGCCAGCCTGTAGCGGTCTGTGGCGAGCAGCTCAATTCCGCCGTCCTGCAGATTGACCTGCACGGATTGCAGCAGGGGAAGCGTGTCATCTGCTGATGCGGCGACGGTTGCCCTGCGCAGTGCGCCTCGGAGCTCGGCGGCTGGCAGCGTGGATTCGACGTTGGGGGCCGCGTTGGGTGTCTCCGGGTACTCAGACAGGTTTGCTGTCTCAGCGTGGAGTTCGTACCCGCAGGATGAAACCGTGATCTTGGCGCCTTCCAGACTGACTGTGGCAGGCGCCGACTTGGTCTTGCCTGACGTCGTGCGGATGGCATCCAGAAGCCAGCGCCAAGAGACAAGGAACGGTTCGCCGGAACCCTCGGCGCTCAAGACGCCGGTGACGGCTGACGTCTGGAAGTTGTATCCGGACAGGGTGAGCTTTGCGGGGTTGATGACTATGTAGTTCAGGATCGGCATCGACTTCTTGCCAGCCATCGCTGGCATGAGGCGGTTCAATGCTGCGATCCAGTCCTTAGCTGGCGCTGTGATTACTTGCAGACTGCTCATTGTTTGCTCCTCGAATTTGGGTATGAAAAAGGCCCCGGTGTCGGGGCCTTGGGTTTGGTGCGGGTTTCCCGCATTACGTTGTTGACTGCTTGGTTGCCGGTTGGGTCGCGGTGGGTTTGCGTGGCCCGGTCGTTGGCGTCTTGCCGGCGCCTGGCGTCTACGTGGTGTTCGCAGTCGCCACGTGAGAGGCAGATGCCGTGCGCACCCTTGCAGACGAAGCAGCAGGGATCCTCAAGCAGCTTCGACATCGACACCAGCCTTTGCTTCGAAGTAGTGCTTAATGCCGGAAAGGATTGCGTGGCAGCACCAGAGGTAGTGGAATGTATATTTCTCGAAGCTGTGCTCCCAGGCGTCGGAGTAGGTGAAGCCGTGGGATTTGAATCCGTCCATGAGCTCCCAGCACGCAGACGCTGATCCTCGGTCAACCCAGCGACCAAGGATGCCCTCCCGAATCTCGGCCCAAATGGCAGCGGCTTCCTCGTATTCGTCGCGCCGTTCCCAGAAGTCTTCGAAGATGTACTGCCTGAACAGGCTTTCGTCGTGCTCGCGGTAGCCGCACTGCTTGTCGATGGCTTGGAGCTTTTCGCCCCAGTACTGAGCGTTGACGTAGGAGCCGTTGAACCAAGGGAACATATCGTGTTCTCGGGAGAAGACGTACGTTCCCATGTCGCCACGGATGGTGAGCAAGCCGGGCGTGGTGATGATGTCGAAGTAGTACATGCCGGTGCCGGGCTTCTTGAAGCGCAGGTGCCGGTAGACGTCTTGGTCGAGCAGGATCTCCATCTCGTGCTCGGCGGTGTCGTCGTTGAATCTCCGCAGCGCTTCCGGGTGGTAGTCGCTGCTAACCTCGAGCGGCTTCACGCTGCATCAGCCCGCTTCGTGATATGCGTTTCGATCTTGTCCGGCCGGAAACCTGACCATGATTCATCGCCTTCGACGGCTGAGACGAACACGACGGGAGCTTGCAAGTAGCCGAGTCCGCCGTCGGCAACGTCGCGGGTGATGAAATCCCGGGCAGCAGGGTCTTTAGTGATGTCAACCTTGCTGTAGTGGATTCCGTCGCGGTCAAGCATTCGGAAGGTTTGATTGCACTGGACGCAGTTCGGCTTGGTGTAGACGACCGTGGCTACGCCTTCGCGGGCTTGCAGTTCTTGAGCGTGGTTCATGTGTTCCTTCGGGTGTGGCGCGGCGCCCGGCAGGGGGTCCGGGCGCCGCGGGCAAGGGGCTGGTTAGCGGAGTGGCATCTTCGGGTAGTCGCGACGGTCAAACGGCGCATCGTGGAACGTGAAGCCGATCTCGCGGGCGGCCTTCTTGGCTTTGCTCATGAGAAACAGCGCGGCGATGAGCCAGATGATGAATACGAGGGTGGCGAGGGCGCCGATGCAAAGCGCGATGGTGATGATGATCTGGATTGGTTCCATGGGGTTTCTACTTCCACTGGGCATGAAAAAAGCCGCTCGCTGGCGGCTTGGGGGTGGTGTTGGCGGAGCGGGCTACTGCTTGCCGCCTTGGAGGTCGATTTCGGGGATGATGCCCTCGGGTTTGATGACGATGCGGGTGTGGTAGACGCTGACGTCTACGCCCTCGAGTTGCGTTGAGACCCAGGCGACGTCGGTGGCCTGTCCGATGTAGTGCTTGCGGTAGTCGTTGGGCCCTTGTTTGCAGGTGATGATGAGGTCGCCGGATCGCTCGATGGAGCAGCGGCCTTCCACGTAGAAGAGGTATTTGTCAGTGCGGGTGTTGATGCCGACGATGCGGCTGTTTTGGCGTCGGATGTGCAGCCGGCGAGTGCGAGGGATGCGGCGGCGAGGGTGCTGACGATGGCGATGGCGCGTTTCATGGTTCTCCTTGGGTTGCTGTGACTGGCTTAGGGCCAGCCGCCTTGGTTAGCTGCGGGATGGTTTCCCCATCCGGGTTCGGCTTGTTGGTTGCCCCAGCCTGGGTCGGTGGCTGTCTCGACCGCGGGAACGTCGTTGGCTGGGGCTTGGTGCCAGCGAAGGTCTTTGCCGATCGTTTCGATCTTGAGTTGGTCGGCTCGGCGTTTCTGGCCCTCTTGGGTTTCCCATGCTCGGGTTTCGATTTCGCCGTGGACGATGACGTTGTCACCCTTTTTGAGAGTGTTGGCGACGTTCTCGGCGAGCAGCATCTTGCCCTGGTTCCATGCTCGGCAGTCCCAGAATTTGCCGGTTGCGTTCTCCCATTTGTTCGTCTGCGAGTTGTACTTCCGGGGATTTGTCACGACGGTCAGCTTGGTGACCGCGCCGCCGCCGTCGGTGAACTTGATCTCGGGCTCGTCGTGAACCTTCCCGATCACCGTGATGAGCGTTTCACCGGCCATTAGGCTTTGACCTCGCCGTCTTCGATGATGATCCCGCGGCCGTCGCCCTCTCCGACGACCTCTAGCCAGACTTGGTAATCGTGCTCGCGGGCGATGGATTCGACCAGCGCCAGGTTGTCGGAGTCGAGGAGGGAGCCGTCGGCAATGCGGATTACGCGCAGCTTCGGGTTCAGTGCGATCGCCATGGCCAGCGAGACTCGCAACTGCTCGGCGCCGGATGCTTGCTTGAACGGGACGCCCCGATAAGTCACGCCAGTGTCATCGAAGCCAAGGTCATCGATCGGGAACACGGCAGCGGCGAGGCCGTCAGCGTTCAGCTTGTCGATACCTTCGATGTTCCGGGTTAGGTCTTCCGCGTATCGCTCGGCGATGACAAGGTCAGCTCGCACCTTCTCGCCTGCCTTATGGTGTCGAACGGCCGCGTTGATCTGCTCGGCGTTGTCGACCTGCCTTTCGATGGCTTCGAGGTCGACCGGGGCTGGAGCTTTCGCGGAATAGTCCGAGGCATTGTCGAGTGCGTCCTGAGCGACGGCGAGTTCGGCCTTGAGTTTCTCCACTCTGGCTTGCAGCGCGACGACTGCGCGGTCAGCTTCGGCGATCCGGTCGTTGAGCTCCTGCCCTTCCCGGTACGCAGTTACGAGCGCGGAGACGCTGACTTCCTCGTCGGGGAGGTCGGCCGGCCGCGAGATGTATTCAGCGACGCGGCCCGTGAGTTCCTTGACCTTGCGGTTGGCGTCCGTGCGGCGGTCGAACAGTTCCTTGCGCTCGGCGGCCAGCTTGTCCGGGTCGAACGGAAGCTCCACGAGTTCAAGCAGAGTGGCGAGCTGGTCGCGGTCGGAGAGTTGCGTGAATGCCAGCGGGTCGAGCGACAAGCGGCCGAGCATGTCATCGAGCTTGGCTTGGCCTTTGGGGTACACGGCGCCGTCAGGGGACTTCACGGTCAGCGTGGACCCGGAGGCCGTGAATCGGCGAGTCACCACAAGGTCCTCGGTTTCAAGAACAATCTCAGCCCGCTCTTCGCCGTCGCGGATCGGCTTGGGCGTGGTCTTAGCGTTCACGCCACCAAGGGCCGCGGTGATGGAGTCCAGGATCGAGGACTTCCCTTGCCCGTTGTTGCCTCCGACGATGACAAGGCTGCCGTCCGGGTCCGGGACGATCTCGACCGCTTTCAGGCGCTTATAGTTCGTGGATTCGAGGCGGATGATCTTGCTCATTGGGTTGCTCCTGCTTGGGTGTTGACGTAGTCGATGATGTGAGGCGGCGCGCTATTCGCTGCAAGGTATTCGAGGTAGGCGGCGACGTTGTTCTCAGCGATGGCCTTGGCCGTGTCCGCCTTGACCTTGTCGCTGATGATTTGCTGGCCGGATGCCCCGGCGTCGGGCAAAGGTTGAACCGTGTATGTCCGCCGCGTTCCCCGGGCAATCGTGATTGGCACGTCCAAGGGCTTGTTGCCGATGTGGGACAGGTGGGAAATTCGGATTCCGCCAGGTACGTCCTTGCCGAAGCGGACTGTGGCGTCCTTGAACAGCGTTACGCGGCGCCCCTTCCACACGTCTGCTTCGTCGCCCCATGCGGACATAAGCACACGAAGCATGCCGAGGGGCGGCCGCCAAGCCCGGCCTTCGCCTTCCACAAGGTCGATGTCGTACTTCTGCTCGGCAGTTCCCTTACGGACGCCAGCGATGGTGAAGGTGCGGGGACCTCCGGTGAAGTCGTCAGCGTTCCATTGGTCGGAGCGTGGTTCGGCTGTGACTTTCAAAGCTTCAACTCCAGTTCGAGGTAGTGGTCGATTCGTTCGGTGTCGGGCATTCCGGCGGTGGCTTCGAGGTAGTCGCTGACCATGTTGCTTGCGATGGTTTCAAGCTGGGCGGCCCCGTCAAGGATGGCGGCGTGCCATGCCGGGTCTGGGTAGACGCGCTTCGTCCAGAGCTTCATGCCGCCGCAATAGCTGGTGTAGTCGATCCATGGGCGGCCGCAGACGAGTAGCCCGGTTTGGAGTTGAGCCATGTTCTCGTTGGGCACTTCATCAGCAAGGACCGTCCGGAGTTGGATCTTTTGGAGGCGGCTCTTGATTTCGATGAGCCCGTCTTCACCGACCAGCCCATCGGGTGAGTATCCAATCCGGAAGCCGTCGAAGTCGCGGACCATGAAGCCAAGTTCAGTTACTCGGGCGTGGTGCGTGGAATAGGCGTCTCGGGCGTATGGCTCATCCAGGGTGCCGCGTTCCATGGCCCGGGATTGCTGGACGGGTTCGACGCGGCCGGTGATGCGTTCGGCCGCGAGGGTCATTATGAGGCCCATTGCTGTTTCGCTGGCGGTGTCCGCGGTGATGATCCTGTCCAGTTCGCGGGCGGCGGCCGCCCGGGCTGAATGCAGGGTCTTCAGCGGGCTAGGCGAACGCTTCCCAACGCACGGGCCGGAAGCTTCAGCGCCGCATTCAGGGCAGTCCGTTTCGATTGCGGTGGGCTGGCGGGAAGAAACGATGTTGCCCATGACGGATGCTGTGAGGATGCCGCATCGTGCTTGCAGCCATTCATCGCTGCCTTGTTCGAGTTCGGGGTATGTGTGCAGGGTCATTGCTCTCCTGATTTTGGGCATGAAAAAAGGACCCTGGTGGGGTCCTTGGTGAGATGAAGTTGCGGAGCCGAATCTTGCCGAAAGTTTGGTCCCGCGTTCACGGGAGGTTCACATGCTGTCTACGCGAATCGCCGTTTCCGGTCACCGGAAATGTAATTGCCCGGGCATAGCGTAATTTCAAGCAGTTGGAAGCTGCGGAGTAGGCGCCCCGGATGTTTTCCCGACACGACGAGGCGCCTACGCAACTACAAACAAAGGCGGAGATCCGCCGTGTTGGGCCCACTGTATGCATGGGGTTGCCTGAGTTCAATACCCCACGCCGATGTGTCCCGGCGCACAGATCGATGCCAGGAAGGCTGTGAAGCCATGGGTAAGTCAAAGCGGAAATGTGCGCGCCGTGGTTCGTGCAAGTGGTGCCGGAAACACCCTGACACCGTGACGTTGATGAACTATGCCACGCAGGGAGCCTTGCTCCTTGCGTTCGCGCATCCCTACATGAAGTAATCACGACCGGCCCGCCATGCGATCCTTCTCTTGGCGGGCCGGGACCTCGATCGGGCAGTCGCATGGTTCGCCGGTCAGGATCTTTTTGAGTTTCCCGAGGTCGGTCACTCCGTTGCCCCATGCGAGCTCGATCTCAAATAGGGCTTGTCGGTTCCGGCGAGCCGCCTCACAGTCAGCCATCGGAGGCCTCCACCGCGCACCGGCTGTTTGGGTGGGTGATCCAGCCGGGGGTATAGGCGCGGGGCGGCGAGGGCTCTTCGTCCTCGTCATCCTCTTCGTCGTCGTAGTCGGGGCCTTCCCAGTTGACTTCGCGGCCGGTTGATTCGATGACGTCGCCGACGTGTTCGAGCTTGCCGGAAGGATCGGACCAGGATCCGCCGTCGTCCGGTTCCACGAGCTTGGCTATCTTGTCGAGCGCTTCTGCGGCAGTGAGGCTCATTTTCCTGCTTCTTTCGGTGGTGTGGTGAGTATTTGATGGAGCCCGTGTTGTAGCGGGTTGCGGGCCTTGGCTGCGAGGTGCGGCGGGAGTTGCGCGGCGGCTTGGAACGGGGTCATGGAATCACGACGCAAACGATGAGGTAGATGGCGACGAACAAGGCGGTAAGCGCCAAGACCTTCAGTGCTGACCTCATGGCGTCACCTCGGCGTTCCGGTCGCCGCTGACGGGGTACTCGGCGCCGCTTGCTGTGGCGATCGCGTGGTACCAGAACACGGGTAGCTTCAACTCGGCCGCGGACCAGCCACCATCAGGGCCCGTGTCCGACCAGCGCGACGCCTTACGACGGCGAGGGGAACGAATCGTCAACAAAGGCTTCTCGCTCATGGTTTGAACCAAACAACGTGGTGCCGGCCCGGGACGACATGCGGGACCAGGCGGTCAGCGAGGCGGCGGGCAATGGTCCAACGGTTGGCGTGGTGTCGTGCAGTGGTCATTAGAATCCGTGTTCCTTCCGGGCAGCGTCCGCGTCATCGGCGGCTCTGGTGTCACGCTCGGCGTCGAGCAGGTCGTAATCGATGTCTTCCGGTTCTTCGAGCAACCGGTCATGGGCGATGGACCGCGGGATCATGATGAAACCGCCAAGGATTGAGGCGGCCAGGATCAGGACGTGGAGGCCGTTGAACATGGCGTCACCTCTCTGTTCGTCTTGCGCGCCCATGCCCGGGTCACGCCGTGCTTGCGGGACTTGCTCATCGAGATCTGGTATCCGACGGCAACGATCAGGCCTTCCTTGCGGGCTTGGGCGAGTGCTTGGCCGGGCCAGTTCTTGTGTGCCGGCGGCCGCATTTCCCGGCGCAGATCATCGGCAGTAAATACGGAGTGTGCGAGTGAGAGCGCGTCGATCGTCGCGATCGCGTCTTCTATCCAGTCGTTATCCTCGAGTGCAGCGGCTTTCATGCGCACATCACCGAGAACTCGGTCCGGATGGTGTGGACGTCGGTGTATTCGTCGTCGAGGGTCATTTCTTGTAGCCTCCAAATGGCACCTTGGGCGTGTGGACTTTCCCGGCAGTGTTGTCTGGGATTCGGCCGTCTGCGTACCGCACGCCAATAAGCGGGTGTGGGATGCGAACGAGCGGCCGTAGTCGCCCGCAGTCGTTTCGGCGCTTGAACTTGTCGCCGTCGTAGAGCTCGGCCAGGATCGTCATGCTGCCAACCGCCTTGCCGCGTTGGCTTCGTTCTGGGCGGCGCGTTCGGCCATGACGTTGTCTGTTGCCTCTTCGCCTGTCGGATCGGCGTGCAGGAGAAAGAAAGCGTCAAGATCGACCGGGCCGCGCTCGTCGTGCAACTTCTGCATCCGGCGCGCAGTCTTCTTCATCTCTGAAAAGGTGGCGGTGATGCCGTGCTTCTTGTTGTAAGTGGCGAGTTTGGACAGGTAATCAGTGTTTTTGGGCATGACAAATAGACCCTTCTTCTCGCAAAGAACACGAGAGTGATGGTTAGTTCATGGGGGAGTGCCCAGAGAGGGCGAGGGTCGCCGGCGCTTAGCGTCTTCGGCGAGGGTGGTGCTTAGGCGGAGAGTTTGCGGAGTGCTGCTGCGATGCGGTCTTTGTCGTATCCGCCGCGGCGGGTTCCGGCTACGATCTGCGCGATTTCGTCTTGCTGGTCGGGGGAGAATCGGTAGAGTCTCCCGATTCGGTCACAGGGCCATTCGCCCGTCTGGGCTTTGCGACGTACCGTGTCGTCCCCGATTCGGTACTTGGCGGCCATGTCCTGCGTCGTTGCGTAGGTTTGCGGTTGGCTCATGCTGCATCCGGCGACTTCACGCTGGCATCATCCTCGAGTACTTCGGACGGCCGGAGGTTGAGGACGTGGACGATGGCCCGAAATTGGCCGATTGTGAGACTGCGATGTCCCATGACGCCACCTTTGATGCTTCGCTGAAGCGTCTTGTAGGGGATGTCAGTCTTTTCAGAAAGGCCCAGGAGACTGAGGCCGGCATCCTTCATGCCTTCAAGGATGCGGGTGGCAATTGTGGAGTCCGTGGCGACTGTTGCGCTTAGGGGTGGGGTTGTCATGTGGCTATCGTAAGTAGTCGATTGACTAATTGCAAGTACCTGACACGCCGTAGCAAGTAGGGCTCTAACGAAAAATCGGGTACGCCGATTGGCGTACCCGATTAGCCGATGATGTTGCACGTGTCATCGATATGCGTTTAAATTGGTCACATGACAACTTATGGCGATCTCTTCGAATCGGCGATGGTAACTCAGCTCAAGGTTGAGCTCGCCGAACGCGACTGGGAGCAGAAGGATCTTGCTGAGAAGATCAGCGTCAATCGAGTCACCATGAGCAACTACATGACTGGAAAGCGCAGCATTCCGATGCCGACCTTCCTTAAGATCGCGGAGGCCCTGGGGATTGCTCCCGGGACCTTGATGGACCGCGCTGACGCTCGCGTTCGTCCCACAACTGACGCGGAGTAACCTCGAGCGAGTTCGCTAGGTTGGCGAACTCCCGGACTGTCATCCCCTGCGCATTGACAAGCGACCCGACCTCATTGATGGTCATGGGTCGCTTGTCGTGTTTAACACTCCCTGCAGCACCGGCACTCATGCCCCCCGACTCGTGCGACGCCCTTGCTGGCACGTCGTCGGCGAGTGCCAACAACCGCTCAAAATGCATATCCCAACCCCATTTTTTCGAAAGTATGTTCGATAGCTCAAAGCTTACGACGTGAGACCGACACTTTCGAATCCTGCCTCTGCCTGACTGGATTCAATGTCTACACGCATTAAAGAGTAGCGTTATGAGGGCTGAGGTTTAAATTTGGGATCCAGCAGTGCATAATGCATGCTTGTGGGTAGCTTAATGGACTCTTGAAACTCATTATGAGAGTCTCGACATCGATATGAGGGCGTCAGCATGCCTTTTGGGGTTTCTGAACCCGGAACGGATAGCATCATGAGCGTGCCAGCATCTAAGCAACCGGAATCTGGGCCAATGGCCCGCGCCTTCGCGGCCGAGCTACGCGCCGCCCTTGCGCGCCGCCGGACCAGCGCGAAGCAACTCGCCCTGGCGGTTGGGCTTACCCCGGCATATGTGAACAAGAGACTTCGCGACGAAGCCCCATTCACCTTGAATGACGTTGAGGCGATCATCAAAGAAATGGGATCTGACTGGGGCACGGTTTCGCAGGCGGCTATCGAAGCGTTGCGCGCCCCCACCGAAGGTGAAGGGTACGAGGACTAGACCAAAACGGAAAAAGGCGCCCCTACCGGCTCGGTAGGGGCGCCTTCCTCTGCGTCTAGGACGCGATGCTTTTTGTCAGGGCCGTCTCGACCATGGCGGCAGCCCGGAAATGGGCGTCTGGGACAAGATGTCCGTACGTCTTGGTGGTGGTGATGATGGATTCGTGACCAAGGCGGTTCGCGAGCTCGTACAGGTTCATTCCGCCGGCGATCATCATCGAAGCGTGCGAGTGGCGAATGTCGTGGATCCTGGGACGCTTCTCAAGCTTCAGCGGCATGTCCTTGTTCGCGATTGCCGCTTTGGTGGCGTCGTACCAAGCATCGAGCCATTGGCGGTGCTGTGGATAGACGAGGGTGTCGCGCGAGATCGTAAAGACTGGCTTCCCGCGCTCGGCCGATTCGACGCGGTCGCGGATGGCTTCCACCGTGGACGGCGCGAGGGCCACTGTGCGGCGCGCTTTCTTCGTCTTGGGCGCTCCGACGGCCCATCCGTCTTCCATCTCCTGATAGGCCTTGGTGATCCTCACAGACGGCGTCTCAGCGTCTAGCTGGAAGTCTGACGGCGTGAGTGCCGTTGCCTCGCCCAGCCGGAGCCCTGAGCCGATCAGAAGACGCCACATGGGCTGATGCCACTGGTCAGCCTGGTTGATGATGAGGTTCACCTGATCCATGGTCAGGAACATCGCCTTGTCGTCGGTGGCGTTGTCCTTGGGCAGCAGCCGGCCGTTGCATGGGTTGTCCGGGCGTAGTCGTCGGCGGACCGCCGAGTTCATCGCGGCGTGCACAAAGCCATGGACGTTCGCGACGGTCTTGGGTGAGCAGCCCTTCTTGACCATGCGCTGAATCCAGCGGATCAAATCGTCCTCGGTGATCTGATCCACTGGCAGGTTCCCGAGTCCGTCGAAGTGGTTTTTGATGTACCCGCGGTAGCGCTTGATGGTGTACTCGCGGACATTGATCAATCGCTCGATGTGGCCGTTGGCTACATCCTCGAATGAGGGGGACCGGGAGATTTCGCGGAGTAGAGCCAACTCGGCGGCTTTGGTGTCGTGCTTGACTGCTTCGAGCAGGTGCTTCCACTTGGCGGCGTCGGTCTCGGTCGGCAGTGTTTGCCTGCGTCTTACGCCGTTGTCGTACCATTCGACGCGGTAGCTGGTGATCGTCCCAGCTTTGTTTTTTCTGGCTTCAATCGTGGCCAT